ATACTGCAGAGACAGTTGCAACTCTCGCATCATTAGGTGTAGGTCTTGCCGCATTTGGAATTGGTTCTATTGCTAATGGTATAGGTCAATCATTTATGGAAGATAATTGGGCGGACAAAATATATGATAGTGTCGCAACTCTTATAAAAATTGGTGACTTATCTTTTCTATCAGCAGTTGAAGCGGCAGGATCATTAACCACACTTGGTATAGGTCTTGCCGCATTTGGAATTGGTTCTGGCGTTGGCGCACTTGGTGCAGGTCTTGCAGAAGGAATGCTAAAAGAAGGATGGGCGGACAAAATATATGATAGTGTCGCAACTCTTATATCGATTGGTGATTTATCTTTTCTAGGAGCAGTTGAAGCGGCAGGTTCATTAACTACACTTGGCGCAGGTCTTGCGGTGTTTGGGATTGGTTCTGCAGTCGGTGGAGCAGGTCAAGCAATCGCCGACACTATGAGTGATGCTAATTGGGCACAACGCATTTATGATAGTGTCGAAACTCTTATTGGTATTGGTGATTTAAGTTTCTTCGCCGCTGTTGAAGCGGCAGGTTCATTGACTACACTCGGTGCTGGTCTGGCAGTATTTGGTGTTGGTTCTGCAGTTGCTTCGCTTGCTAAACCTGGTTTTGCAGATGGTATTGTTGATAGTGTAGAAACACTTACAAGTGTGAAAGATAAAATAACCGCAGAAGAAGCAGAAACATTTAATGACACAATGGGTAGTTTGTCGGCAGGACTTCTAAAGTTCTCCGGTAGCAACTTCCTGGGTTCTATTATGGATGCTGGAACTGCGCTGATGGGTTTTCTGAGTGGTAATGAAAGTCCTATTGAGCAAATGATAACCATTGCAGATAAATCTGAAGAATTGAATAAAGGTGCAGATGCAATTGATAGAGTTAGACTTGCTATTAGTAAATTATCTAGTATTAGTTTTGATGGTGCAGGATTTAATATAAAAGACTTGACTGATGATTTAATGAACTCAATACCTGCACTTGAACTTGCAATTCAAGGCGGAACAGTTGGAGAAGGTTTCTTCAGTTCAGGAACAGAAATTAAAGGTCTAGCATCTCCAGACATTGATTATGAAGCGGCAGTAGCAAGAATTCAATCTCTTCGTGAAGCATTAGGTGGTGCAAGTGCTAGTGTAAGTAGTAGTGTAGCACAGACTGCTGTTCCTGCTGATACAGGAGCAGGAATTACAGGAAGCACAGATACAACGATTGTAGATACAGGCGATTTAACATTACCATACAATTCTAGAGAAAAGAAGTTAAGAGCAAAACAACTTGCAAAGGCATTGGGTATGGGTACTGCAAGGACTGCAACATTTGAAGCAGGTATCCCTACAACAGTTGATGGTGTTGAAGTTCCTACATATCTCTACACTAATGATGAAATTGATAGAATTAATGGTGCTAGAACTATGAGAGCAGAGATGAACAATACCTCTGCTAATCTCATTCCAACTAGACAATCAGGACAAGACTTGCAACAAGCACAAGCAGAAGCAAATGCCAATTCTCGTTCATCTGAACCACCTACTGTCATTCAGTCAAACGTATCACCAAGCACTGTGAATAATCAGAGTACAACAAATCTTGCTTCTCGTACTCAGCATCATACTTCTGCTAAAAATGAATTGATGCTCGGCGCCTTCTAATGATACACGCTTTCATGTTGATGGTTGTTATCGGAACAGGAGAGTTTAGACAAGTTCAACCAGACCCTATGTATTTTAGAAGCATATCTACTTGTCTTTGGTATGCAAAAAGAATCCCACAACAGTTTGGTAATTACTCATACGGTGCTTATGTGGACCCTAAAGATAGGGTTACTGCTTACTGTAAACCTGTCAAAATTCAAGACGGTGTACATATCTATGACCATTAACTGTACATTTTAATATAATAATATGCAACCCCTAGGCCAACGATAGAACCTATGATTAGCACTCCCGCGATTGCCATTTCAAAATATTCATACATTTTTTGTTGTCGCTGTGCTTTTATTCGCAATGCTTCTTTCTTTTGTTCTTCTCTTCTTCGTGCCGCTTCTGCTTGAAACTTGATCCAATCTTGCCACATACCAGCGCGTCCCGTATAAATCATAAGTTCGCGCAACTCATCTTCTTGTGCCTTAATTTGTTCAAGTGCCATAAATTCTTCAAGATCCGACTTATCAGACTTTGAACTCTTATTTACTTCAATCTGTAATTTACTTTTGGCGTCAAAATAATTTAGAAGTCCCTCACCCATCTGATGAAGTTCTCTACCTTCTTGGACAAATTCTTTGACGGTTTTAAATGCCGCTGTGGCAATTGCTAATTCTGCAAGCATATTGATTCCTCATTTGCTAAAAAAGAAGAATATAAATCAATTGTTGCTATTTAATGATATGTGTCACTCTCTCAATAATATTTATAAAAGAAAAAGGGTTACCATTGCTGATAACCCTTACTTTCACTGTTAATTTTTTATGAAGTACCTACAGCAAGCGCATGTAGACCAAACTAGTATAAGGCGCATACATCATAAAGGAATAACTTCCCGTTCTCCTATGTGTTTAATCTTCAGATGCTAACTTGCTGAAGTATGACATTGCTTCATCATCTTCATCATCATCAACATCAGAAGTTGTTGCAACTTGTGGTGTAGATTTCTCTTCTGCCACCCAAGGTGCGCTTTCTTCTGCAACAGGTGCTGGCGCACTTGGTGCAAAAGTCTCTGGTGCTGAATTCAAGTTCAGTACCAAATCTAGTTTTGCTTTCAATTCATCATATGATTTGAAGTTAGAAGGTGCAACAAACTCTTGCAGTTTGTGCTGAGACTTCCATAGACTTTCAATCTTCTCATCATTACCTTCAAACAAAGGTGATGCACCATCAAACTCAGATTTATCATAATTAGTAAAACCTTCTACTTTACGAATTTTGAGTTTGAAGTTACAACCTGCCCAAGGATCAAATGGGTTGACAGGTGTTTCATCTTCGAACTGTGGTTTCATGTGATCCATAATCTTATCAAAGATTTTTTTACCAAACTTAAACAGTTTGACTTGACCTTCATTCTCAGGATGCTTTGGGTCAGAGACTACTAAGACATTAGCGATATACGAAAGTCTACGCTTCTGCTTTCGTGCAATATCTTTGTTTGCTTCAGTGCCAGAGTTCCACAGAATAGAGTTATACTCTGCTACAGGGTCTTTCTGATTGAGGGTAGTGAGTGAGTTTTCAATATACCACTTACCAGTAGGACCTTGAAACCCGTGATTGAAAACACGAACCCAAGGAAGTTCCTCACCTTCACTTTGAGGAAGAAAACGAATTACAGCATAACCATTACCAGACTTATCAAGTTCTGGACGCCAGAAGCGTTCATCTTGATTGCTGTTGTTTGACTGTTGGGGTTTGTTTACTTTATCTACCTCTGAAAGTAGGCGGGATAGGTTGTCGTTAGACTTTTTTAGTTGTGCAAAATTTGTCATTTGTATTACCTCGTATGTACGTTATATTGCGTTGTATAAGTTTATCTTATCCACATATTCATCATATGCTACTATTTATACGACTTTCATCATATTTCTGTTGCTTACTATACACTATTGCCTTGTATTTGTCAACATCAAAATCAAGAAAAGGTCGGTATTTAATTAACTTTCGCCGTTCTTCTTTCCAGAAGAAATCATCACCGAGCGTCTTATCCCAATATGTCAAATAGTTGTTAATAGCATCTAGTATCAACATCGTTTCGATTGTTACATCTCCACGACTATACATTTGTAGTAGAAGAGGATGTTGCTCATCTTTAACTACAAAGCATTTGTCGAACTTATTGATATTCTCTTCATCAAGTTCTGAACAAATCTCATCAAGGTCATCATGCAAGTTTTTAGTTAAACTCTGTAAGCGACCTTTCCATTTATTATATACTTGTAATGCTTCTTCATAAATGAAAGCACCACCCCATCGATTACCATCAACATGATTAGCAATTAAAAACTTAGGTAGTTCATCTTCACTAAACTCTTCTGCAAGTTTCTTAAAGTTAAACTGGTCAGACCTTTTATAAAAAGTTTCATCTTTTGTCTTGACTGCGCCTCTAGTCTTTGTTATATCATATCTATCTGTTGTGAAGTGTAACTTAAAAGCAAGATACACATTGAAAGCATCGAATTCATTCATCTGTAAGGTTTGCCGCATATCCATCCTACTAAACTATATCTCTTACCTTTTGTGACTGGTCGAACTCTATGATAAGTAAATGATGGAAAAACAATTGCTTCTCCTGTCTTTACTTGACACAATTCAGTTCTATTCTCTTCATGTGGTAGTCCTAATTCAAATTCAAACTCACCACCTTCATAATCATGATTGAGTAGCACAGAGAAACTAATCTTTCTTATCTTACCTTGTAGATACTTGTCAGCATCAGTATACGGCACACTTCTCTGGTCGGCGTGCCAATTGTAATGTTGTTCAGGACCATAAGTTGTAAATTGTAAATCTTCGATTGCATCATAATCAAAGTTCCAATTATTATTTACATTCTCCATATATATCATTTTAAGTAAAGGTTTGTAAATGAATTCAGTATCAGGATTTCTTTTGAACCAA